GTTTAAAGTCAGGACCTAATTGTGCCATGTTATATGCAGTTGCATCTCTCATCATTTGATCTACTGATCTTTGTTGTGGAAGACCAAAATCATAAAGTTTCTGTGAAAATGGATTAGGGTTTTCTATCCTATTCTGTCGTGTGTCAGTAGCACCTTTAAAATCAAACAATAAATTTGTTACATCTGCTGGTGCACCACCACCTGCTCCTCCCATATACACAGGAAGCGTAGAGATACCACTACCAGAAGCAGGTGTTTCTTCTTCTTCTTGAGTAGGAAATTGAAAAGGACGTTGAAGATATTTTTCTTGAGGTATATATTGATATTGATTAAATATCTCTCTGTCTCTGTCACTATAAAATTCTGGCGGCATTATCTTCTCCCATCCGGTTGTATATCTAATCTAAATGTGCCTAGTTTCCAATCTTGAGATGATGATGTATTTTTTACAGTCATCGCAATGGATCTTGCACGCACTCTAGTATCTATTTTAGTTGTTGACGACGTAGTTGTAAAGGTCTGTGTTTTAGAAGAACTGTTGGGAAAATCTCTAGTAGTAAAATCTATAGTAGTAGCTCCAACTTGAGTAATAAAATCAGGCAGGAATCTACGTATTTTCATTATATATTCACCATCACCTCTAAGGTCTGGCATACCTACAGACATTTGCCCGCCCCTTACCACTCTTTGAGTAATGTCAAAGTCACCTGAAGTTATGGTTCCAAGTATAGCAGTTGTCGTTCCTCCTGCCAATACTTGATCGGTCCCTGTTTCGTGTTCATAGTATATTGTGCAACCATCAGTGTTCCCTGTAACATCGTAAGAGTCTTGACTGTTAGGGTCATAAGAAGTTGCGTGTGGTTTACCAAATACAGCAGAGTCTGCCCATGCAGCTCTTGCTAAAGATCCAGTGGTCCAAATAGGTCGTTTACTTGTTGAATCTAAATAATTATATGTCACCGATCTATCAACTATGTTAGATCCGTTAGTACAATAAAACCAAGTTACTTCACCAAACAAATTATTTAATCCTGCATTTACAAGATCTCTTGCCGTAGTATTTATGTCGTCATAAACAAAATCTTCTACTAAGCATGGTATAGATTTTAATTGACCATCATAACTAAAGAATCCATTTTCTGACATCCAATATGCAGAACCATCAACTTCCACAGCAGCATTTTTACCGAGCAAACCGCAGTTAGTTCCTACTTGCTCAAATGCAAATGTAAATGGTTGACCTACGAACCTCATGAGAAAGAGTGCAGTGTCAGTCCAAACATAGATAGCATCTCTACCTCTGATAGCTCCCATAATCATAGAGCCATCTGCAAGTCTTTGAGTTCCTGCTGTATTGGTTGCAGTTACAGTGTATGCGTTTGTGCCGCTAATATTTTCTTGGTCTGAGAATCTTATAAACATATCATCTTGAGTATCTGTATTGCCTACAGTTGTTTCAGTTCCAAAGAATACTAAGTGTCTATCTGGTGTAGATACCATTACGTGACGAGATGCTGTTGGTGCGTTCGCTATTATGGTAGCTCTGATTGCCGTTGCATTGGTAGGAGCAGAGTCCCATTCAAAACATGCACCATTGTAAATTAGTGCAATAAGTTTAGTTCCAAAATTATCTAATACCCAAAGACCTGGATCAAGGGTAACATCATCAGAAGATGACTCACCCCAAGCAACAAAAGCTGAGATGTTGGTTACTGTGGCTCCGGCTGAGTGAGTAGCTTTAGTGGTTCCGTTTACACCTCTGTTTCCTCCACTCAAGGTCCCTGTTGCCGTGTTATTGTTTGTATAGGATATATCTTCAGTCCCTATTCTAATTTCTCCTGATGCTGGAAACTGTGTAGAGTCAGCAATAACTATAGTCGTGTCAGTGGTGTTAGTTAGAGCTGTGCTCAAAGTAGTTGTAGATGGTCCTGAAACAGTTCCTGACCATTGTCCAGTACCCCATCCAAAACCTCCAACTTGTTGAGAAGGTCCAACACGATAGTATAATAAAGCGTCTGCACTACCTACGTTAGTCATTGGACTAGCTCCTTCATTACCACCCATTGTAACAGTTATGGTAGTTGCTGATGGTGCAGAAGCAACCATATATTTTAAATTATTAAAGTTACCATCTGCAAATGCAGAACCAGAACCAGATATACCACTTACGTTTTCAAACAAAAGAATATCATCATCTTGTAAGTTATGTGGACTTGGAAAAGTTATTGTTACTGTTGGTGAACCAGTTTGACTAGAAAAATTAACTCCACTAATTGTAGTTCTAATAGGGTGTATGTCATAGAACTGACCTCCAGAGTAAACGTATAAAATTTTGTTTGTGCCTATAGCAGCGTATTTGATACCTGCATTATTGTCGAATTGGTGAAGAGCCCTGCCAGCACCTGTTAGTTTATCACTTCCTAACTGCTGCCAACCACCTATTTTTTCAGGTGTTCCATATCTAAAACGCACATTATCACCATCAAACCATTGGCCTTCGGCCCCAGTTTCAGTGACTTGTTTGTTAAATCCGGGTAAAAATCCTAGTTTCTGTAGCATAAATCCTTATACTATTAAGGCTTAATTTTATCAATCAATAGTTTAAAAGCTTAAAAAGCCTCGTAAACTACATTCAATACTAATCTAAAGTCCTTATCAGTGCAGGTTGTTCCTGAGTGAAACGTAGCACTTGGAAATGTAAGCAAGGTATTTTCCTCTGACTTTACATTCTGATCTTTAAATCTCGTATACCCATTATTAGTATTAAGATATAAGATAGAAGTCAATGCATTAGAGGACTCAGTATCCTGGTGATAATCATGCTCTATAATCTTAGGTGTCTTAGTCAACAGGTTTAATTTAACCCTTATTAAACGTTTAATATTTAACTTGTCCAACAAGGGCCTAATGACCGTAAAATGGTAGCTCGATGGCTTATCGTTTTTATAGAATATATGCACAAATTGTCGATGGGTATCGTTATCGTCGTACACACCTTGAATAAACCATTCAAATAAATTGCTTAATACTAGATCGTTTAATTTATTTATGTCTTGTTTTTTTAAAAAATCTTTTTTTATATCTATCATGATACATATCCTTCGAAAGAAGAATTAAACACTATTACACTTTTACGTTTGTTAGAATTATTAACTGGTGATCTATGGTAAAGATGAGATGAAAAAGTAAGAATGTCCCCTTCTTTTACCTCTACTTTAGACCCGTCTTCAAACTCTGTTGCTATTTGAGGATCAGGTAGTTCTAAAAAGTATACACTAGAAAACTGACAGCTTGAATGATTGTGCCAACCCTGAAAGTTTTGTTTACGGTACTGTTGATACCAAGCTCTGTGGATAATGTAATATTGACTTTTTAAAGAAGCAGCCATGTTTAATAAAAATTTTTCTAAGTGAGGAAAGAAATAGTCCCAATATTCTCTAGTATCATTTGGTTTTAAATAGAAATCTGTTTTGGTCAAAGACTCTGTATGATCTTTAATAGATACGTCTGGCATTTTTTTAATCAAGTCTAAGACTTTATTTTTATGTAGTAAGTGATCTTTAAAAGGAATTACCTTTATCATTCTTTTACACCTTTCGAGAGACTGAGATCAGTTGTAAAATTAGCAGCTACAGAAATTCTTTCGCCTTTGCTTTTAAAAGGAATAACATAATGCATTAAATTAAAAGGAAAAATAAATAGATCTCCGGGCGTGGGTAAGTGTGCATGCTCTGTTATGTTATGTAGTCTTTGTTCTCCGTACCTAAAGATAATAGCACCAGGTCCTGAAGAAGAACCCAGATAATCTTTATTTTCTTTTATAAGACCAGGAGGATTATCTAAATACAAAACACTAGAAAAGTGACAATTGCTATGAGTATGTGGTGGATTAGATTCTCCACCCACCATGTAATTAACCCATGCAGAGTTACATGTTAACGGTCCAAGAGTATTATTATGAAACTTTTGATAGCCATGTCTGTAACACTCTAAATATTCTTGTATAATTTTTTGATATTCTTTTCTATTAATAACGTATTCGTGTTCAATAACTCCAGCTAATTTTTTTCTAAAATCACGTTTTTTTGATTTAACACATAATTTTTTTACAGCAGCTAACTCTTCACTAGTTATCTTAGTCTGCATTAAAAAAGGTCCAAAGAATGGGTGATAGTATTCAATCATTTAAAATCCAATGCACAAGTAATTCTCCTGTGTTTACATTTTTTTACGCCGTGTTTATATCTTGAGTCAAAAAATATTATCATACCATCTTCTTCTATCATATAATATTTTTTATCGCCGTTTATAAAATAAAGTGGGTTATCGGGAGAGGACTTTACAATAAGAATACAGGACAATAATTCAGGCTCATGGTTATGAGGATTACAGTGGTGATCTTTAGAGTAGTAGTTTGCCCACCACCAAGACTTATTTAATTTTATTTGTGTGTATTTTTTTAAATAATTAAATGAGAAATCATACAGTTCATTAAAGAATGTATAGTCTGGATTAAAACCTGATGTCAAAGCTTTAACATTGTTTAAATCTTTTTTCCATTTATGTTTTTCTGCATACACAACTTTTTTAATCTTTTTATTTAATTCAGGTTCTATGGCTGTTACTTTTATATTTAACATTTATTTAAAAACAGTGTTGGTTGCTACAGCCCATTTAATTTCTTTTGATCTATAACCTAGTTGAGATGGCCATATGTACCAATGATCTAACACAGGTATAGTTTCAGCTTTAAAAAAATTGTTCTTAAATTCTATTCCATGTTTGGTTTCGGTTAAGTAACAGATCCCCGATACCTGTACTTTAGATTCATGCTTTTCTCGAAAGTTGTTATGCCATTCTGTTTCACTATTTGTTTCAGTAACAATCCATGACTCTGTTTTATCTACTGTATTTTTTGGAAACATTGAGTTTAAAATTTTGTAATAACTTTGATTTAATTTAATGATTTCAGAATGTGGTAAATCTAAAACACCTGTTCCAGATGGAACACCAACTATGTATTCTTTAAAAGCAGCTATTAATTTTTCATTATCTAGCTTATCAGACTTACAAACTCTTATCGGTATTTCAGCTACGTCTATCATATCTTAAATGGTATAAAATGGTTTCCTTGTAATTTAGATTCAATTGATTCTATTGGTATAATATCAAAAGCAATTGTAATCCTATGTCGTTTAGTTTCTCTCCATGGTGAACTTCTGTGTTTATCTCCATCGCTTTTTCCAAATACAATCAAACCCTCTTCACTAATTATTTTAATTATATTTTTTACTTCAGGTATTTTATATTCAGTATAGCTTTTACCTACCTGCACACAATAAAAACCATGCCAAACTTTTAACTTAGATGGCCAATGATCATGCCAATCTATTTTCTGACCTTTTCTAAAAACATTTAACCAACTTTTTATATAGTATGTTCTGTCTTCTAAATAAGGACAAATCATGCTTTGTAGTTCATAGTATAACTTGTTAATTTCTTTAGCTGGAAAAGTTAACATATTATACTCATGATGATGAGCAGTAGATAACGTGCCATAAAATTTCTTATCGATAACAGGAAAAGTTGTTAATAATTTTTCTTCTATATCTAAACAATCTTTAGCTAAAACCTCATTGTCTATAGTGTTTATTTTTTTACTAAATAAATAATTATCAACATGTGTAATCATTAACAGTAGCTTTTTCTTTTAAACCATGCAGGTAAACCTGGATGTGGTCGTGTGTCATATAAATTATGCTCAGCACCTTCAGTGTCTTCACTGTTGTAGTGTAGAAAAACTTGTGCACATTTTTCTCCAGTAAAAGGTTCTCTCCAATGTTCTAAATCCTCTCCTCTATAAATTAACATATCACCAGGTTTTAAGTTTATTTTAATTCCTTTTAAACCATGTCTACCAGACGGCTCTAGATAAATAGGCCAAGGGTCTCCACCTAAATTTAATGTGGTAGATATTTCACAACTAAATCTATCTTTGTGTCTTTTTAAAATATCCCCTTTTTTATAAAGCCTGACATAAGAATAATTTTCAAACAGATTCATTCCTGTTTTCTTTTCCATAAGTGGGTGTAATTTTAACAATAATGTTTCCATTGCTATGTCAGAATAATGAGCATAAGTGTTAGGAACTTGTTGAGTGGTTTTTTCCCAAACTCCAAAAGCTTCTTCGAATGGAGATATATATTTGTTTTTAAACATGGTGTCAGCTACATCTCTCTTTAATAGTATGTAGTTATAGCAGAACTGAGCCAGTTCAGGACTAATAGCTTGTTTAATTACTTCGTATTTCTTTTTCTTAAAACTCATATTGTTGGTGCCGTTCCTTGTATTAAATCTCTGTGTATTGCTTGAATGTTAAAATGAATAAATCTAAAAGGTTCTTTACCTTTATCAACTGTAAAAGCATGTGGCAGATAGCTGTTAAAAATCATCAAAGCACCTGGGTTACACTGGTGAGAGACCTGTATGTTAGATGGGTTTATATCTTTATTTAATTTAACTGGTAGCTTTGCCATTGCAGCTGAAGGCCTTGGATCAAAGAAAACAGGTTGTGCAGTTGCAGCTGAAGATTTTAAAAAATAAAAACCTGATACATGACTATTAGGATGAACATGTGTATGTTGATGAGCTCCACCATTTTTAGAAAATTCTTGTAACCAAAAGTCTGTTACTACAGGGACATAGTTTTCTATGTTGTATCCTTGACTATCTAAAAAATGCCAACTTTTATCTACAACGTAATCTAACAAAGTTTTAAAATTAGGATCTGATTGTAGTTCATCAGAATGATGAATAAGTCCGAAGTCTTTTGTATCCTTAATCAAATCTTTATTTTTTGCTCTTGCATTTTTAATATGGACATTGCCAGCTTTGTTTAAAGTGTCGACCCACTCAGGTCTATAATCTAGCCACACAGGTGATGCAAAATAACTTTCTACCCTCATATTGTCTTTCATAATGTATATATATCAATAATATGGTTTTCCACAAGTCCAAATAACCAAACTATATCTAGTTCCTTTCGTAACTTTTTTTACTCTGTGCCAAACAAAAGATGGAAATACTACAATGGAACCTCTAGGTAATATTTCTGAACACACATTTGTTTCAATCTTTTTTCCTGGCTCATTATTATTTTTAGCAAACTCTAATTCTCCACCTTCATAATCTTCAGGGTGAGATAGACTACACGTAACAGATAGCTTTCTTATCTTTCCATGTGATGGATCATTTGGTTTATCGTAGGGAATATCCCACGAATCACAATGCCAACCATAATATTGATTTAATTTATATTTGGTAAACTGACAAGACTCAGATATATCCCATTGAAAATTCCAACCTGCATTCTCATTAGCGGTTTTTACATAAGGCAGAATTTCTCTGTATATCCATTGATCATCTAGCCATGCAACATTAGAGTCTCTTTTCTTTTTTAAATCTTTAAGATCCTCACCAACTAAATCTCCTTTGTCTTTAAACTTACCTGTAATAGCTGTCTGTTCTTTTTGCATATTACCATATTCAATAAGCTCATCACAAAATTTAGGTGATAAAGCACTTTGAAAATACCAATACGTGTTTTTTAAATTCATTCGTAGTAGTCCGTAATTAAAGTATACCTAGGTTGTTTTAAATTATTTTCTGGAAAAACTGCATCATGTAGAATGTCGCCGTCAAATATTGCAATAGAGTTTTCATGTCCAGGTATTATTATATCTTCGTCTTTTAAATGTGTGCCTAAACTAGGGTCTTCATTCTGAAGATAGTAAACACTAGTGATAAATCTACCGTGTCTGTGATAGTGAGGATCTTGTTTTCTATCGATCTTTAAACCCCAACATTTGTGAATATGGGTCTTGTTAAACTTTTTCATTTCTATATCTAACTTTTTAAAAAAATTTTTCCAATGTTCTCCTCTATTAACAATGTGTAAATTAGAATAAGTTTGTAACCCTGACTTTAACTCATCCTCATGAACATTGTTTTCAAAGTTTAATTTTACGTCTTGCAACATTCTTTCTAGATCAACTCTAGATAAAAAATTATTAACAATGTGGTGTTGTTTCTTCATAAGTAACCCTTAAAACTATTCTTTGATTATCTGATTTATTGGGTAAAAGATAATATTCTAGATTAGAATTAAACATTACATACTTGTTACTTTCTATCGGCATATTCCAATATACCCCTTTCTTACGGTTGTCATCATACTCTATTACCATATTATTGTCATCACTGTCTATAAAATATAACATAACAATATCAGGACTGTTTTTTAAATCAGCGTAATCTAAATGATGTCGTTTTGTAGATCCTTCATTTTTCCAATGAACCATAACATCATGGGTTTTTCTTCTTAACGTCTTACCTGTTTTTAATTGATATTTTGCTTCAGCGTAATCTAATATCCAAATAATATCCTGTGATAAAGGTACGTGAGCGTCTTTAAACCTATTTAATTTTCGCTCATGTAAATCTTGAATGTTCCAACTTATAAAGTCATAAACGTTTTCAAAATTAACTTTAGATAATGATAAAGGTAGTTTTCCGTGTAAGATAAATTGTTTAGATAGCTCTACTTCTTTCATAGGAATTTAAATACTACATTCCTTCTCGCCAAATAACCTCTTTGTCCCATGATTGAGTGCCTTCATTCCAATGATAAAAATCATCTACGCCATTAGTTTGGCTTGAAGGTTCTGGAGTTGGTGCTTCCCAATCCATCGTAGTTTCGTTTATTGACCAACTTTCAAATATTACACTTCCGTCTTCGCTTCTAGCTCTAGGTAATATAAAAGCATCTCTTACTGGATCATATGTAGATCCAGGAGTAGCAAAATTATATCTTAACATCTTACTTTGATCAGATGCAACTGATCCATCATGATTTAAATATCTTCCTCTTCTTGTGTGGTATGAAGTTTGTTTCCAATTTTCCCAACCGTGTACGTTTCTTAAAAAGTTAATACCAACTTCTTCGTTCTCTTCTCCGTTTTTCATAAGGTGTTCATCACCTACTGAGTGAACAGAAAGTACAACGTTGTTTTCATCTAATTTTGCAAAGTGTGCCATAATATTATTGGAACTTGTATCTAATCGCTACAAATCCTGATCCTCCTAATCCTGGTGAACAACAACCTGCGCCAGTGTTTCCACCTCCGCCGCCACCGCCAGAATTTGATGGAGCTGGACTGTTTGTTTGGCCTCCGCCTCCATATCCTCCTGATCCCGGTGAGCCTGGAGAATAAGTTCCTCCTGCGCCACCACCAGAAAAATATCTGTTAGAACCTGATGGTCCTGGTGTTCCATAACTTGGTGCTGTTGGTCCAAAGAATGATGTTGAAATACCTGATCCGTTTCCACCGCTTCCTGCTGGTGTTTGGAATCCAGGTGATCCGTTAGTTCCTGGGCTATTCGCTCCGCCTCCGCCGCCTGCTCCAGGCGAACATCCACCCGTAGAGTTTCCTCCTGGGTTTCCTTCTGGTGGAGAGAATCCACCTGCATTTCCGGACCCTTGTCCAGATGTTCCGTTAGTTCCGCCTCCTGATCCTCCAGGTTGGCCGTGTCCTCCACCTCTTGTAGAAGTGATCGTACTAAAAATTGAAGGTGTCGCTGCTGATCCTCTGTTTGGAGGTGATCCACCACCTGCACCAACTTGTACGGGATATGATTGGAATGCTATTGCAAGGCCGCCTGTAGCTGGGCTTGGATAGTTTGTTCTCCAGCCTCCGCCTCCTGCGCCTGCTCCACGATATTTTCCACCACCTGGGCCACCGCCTGCAACAACAAAATATTCTACTGTGTTAGATCCTGCAGGTGTTCCCTCATTAGCAACAGCTAAAGTACCATCGCCTGTGAAAACGTGAATCTTATAATTTCCGTCTGTGATTGTAGTATTACCGCCAGTCGCATTAACAAATGGAGTTATGGTTCTTCCGCCGGCTCCGAAACCTAATACTCTATATCCAAAGTTTGACACTACGTCCTCCTATTATGCGTCGTTAGGCAGATTAGTAGCAAAGAATATTTTGATCCCTAATAGTTTAGCGTCACCTGTAAACGTATCAGAACCGTCGTTTGCGTCTCTTGAAATGTTAAAAAACACATCTTCATCAGCCGCTGGAGATCCAGCAATAGTTACTGAACCACTTTGAGCAGTAACATTTAAGTCATTAGCTGTGCCGCTATGAGCATCAGTTATTGCTACTGCAGTTCCAAACGCTGTATCAATCGCATCATCATTTGCTATTGCCACGCCTTTTAAGTTCCAAATACAGTTACCTGTATTTGTTGAGTTAGCTGTCCAGAAAACTTGATACATTATAAGTTGTGATGGATCCCACGCTTTAGGGAATGCAATAGTAAATTGCGCATTCTCATCAGTAGAAGGATCGAAATCTAATGTTTTAAGTTCTGGCTGACCAGCTGTTAATTCTGTTTGATCGATGTCCGCACATCCGTTTGTAGTTGTTGCATACATTGCTGTAGCAGGAACCCAAATAGTTTGTTTACCTGTAACAGCTAGTGCTGATCCGTTTGATTGAACAACTCCAGTTCCTTTTGCAACTAAATTTAAATCTATGTTTGTGTCACTACCTGTTGCAGATATTGCAGGATCTCCTGAAGCTGCTGCGTTTGTTACAGTAATCTCATTGACTGCTGAACCTGTGGCAGTAAATTTGATAGACTCGTTTCCGTTTGTATCAAATAAACCAGTATCGATTTTTGGTGACTCTAAAGTTTTGTTTGTTAATGTTTCAGTTCCAGTGATTTGAGAAAAACCAACATCTACAATGTTAGGGTTAGTTCCATCATCTGCTTTTGCATAAAGTAATTTTGTTCCTTTATCTGTAGTAGCCCAAGTAACACTAGTACCTGAACCGCTTGTGTATTGAAATTCTACTGTGTAGGCTCCTGAAGTTGAGTTTTTAATAACATATAGTTGTTGTGCATCTAAAGGAATTGATACAGTAATGTTTCCTGTAATAGTTCCAGTTAATTCAATAACTCTGTGAGCCATTGTTGCTCCAGTAGCTCCATCAGAAACGGCTAAAGCTGTATCTCCTGTTCCACTGACTGCTTGTGATGCGTATCCACCGGCAAGTTGCTCGATAATTTCTAAATTGGTATTTGTTTTTGTTCCCCATGTACCGGCATTTTCACCGGTTGCCATTTTCTCTATACCGAGAGGTGTATATGTTGATGCCATAAAAAACTCCTATTTACGCTGCATGCGTTATGTCTGTATACGATGTCGTAGCTGTTATGTCAATGTCTTTATACGCCAACGCACCAAACCCTACAGTTCCTAAATTACTAGTTAAATCGATTCCTGTCAAGCCTACAGTCATATCAGCAACTGTAGTAGAACCAACAGCAGAACCCGCTGTAACACCGGTTAATCCTACCCTCATTTGATCTACTGTTGTAGATCCAACCGCGGATCCAATAGTAACCCCACTAGGATTTACAATTAAAGTGTCATCAACTTGTGGACTGCCAATAGCAGATCCCATTGAGTTTCCGCTAATTTCATAAGTTTGTTGATTGCCAAGAGAACCTACAGCTGATCCTATTGTTACACTACCTAAACCTTGTTGGTGATCTGCACCATCATTTATACTTAAAGTTCCTAATGCAACTCCTGAAGAAACTCCAGTGACCCCAAAGATCATGTCAAAGTTTTGTGTGGTGCTTCCTTGTGCCGACGTAATTGATTGACCAGAAACTCCAATAACACTTTCAGGTGTTATAACTAATTCACCACCCCATTGATTATCTCCCCATGCAGACTCGCCCCATCCTTCTGGACCTTGAGACATATTCATTTCAAGACCAGTTAATATTGCTCCAGATTCATCTGTGCCCCATTGGTTAGATCCCCAAGTATCTCTACCCCAACCGTTTTCAGATTGAGCATAATCAAAAGTGCCCAACACAGCTGACATATTTGTTAATGTTGGAAGAGCAACAATAGGGTCAAAACTATCTCCCCATGGTTCTTCACCCCAAGCATCTCTACCCCAACCATTTTCAGAAAAAGCAGAAAGATCTGATAAAGCTGAAGCAATAGTTAAGCTGCTTGGTAAAACATCCACATGGTTTTGAGATCCGTATTGGTTATCGCCCCATGGTCCTGCTCCCCAGGTATTTTGAGTGATGTCGATTGCACCACCCATTCCGATACCATGGACATAACAATAATAATGAAAGTCTGTAGAGGATGCAGGTGCTATCTCTACGTATCTTGTAGTTGCTGCGTTAAATGTTGTTGTGTTGGTGTACGCGGTTTGATTGCTTGCACCATCTAAATAATATGTAACACCAGCTGAAATAATATTGCCGCCGGGATCGCTAGTGCTGTTAGTAAATAATAAAGGGTGATTATTGTTTGAAGAATCACTTTGATCAAAACGTAATGTGCCACCTTCAACCCATTCAAGGGCCATGTCACGTGAGCCATTAAGGTAAAATACATTCCCCGTGCCACCAGAAATATATAAAGTTCCGGATGCGACCGTTACTGTATACGTTTGGTCCGCCATAAGGATTTACCTCCTTACGTCAGTCTGATGATAGCTGAGCTAGAATCGTTAGTTGGAAACTGAATTGTAAAAGTTCCTGAAGAAACTGTTTTGTCTCCTCCGAAAGCTATCACACATACCGCATTTGTAGTACCAGATCCTCCAGCTGTAGTCGTGTTGTAAATTAAACAACCGTTAGCTGTGAATGAAGCACTAGTAAAACTTATGTCAGAAAAATCCGTGAACGCAGTAGTAGAAGTTAAACCAACTCCTGTGTTAGTTAGAGTGGCTCCTCCCGCAGAATAACCAGATCCAGATATTTCGTTTCCTGTTGCGTAAGCAGTTGTAGTAGCGTCTAAACTTGCAGAGCTAGTATACATTGCAAGTTTAAATGTGTCCCCTCCGTTTCCAGAAGTATCTAAACTGTGCTTACCTTGTAAAAGCTCTTGTTTAAAGCTTGAACATATTGCTGATGATATCGCCATAGTGTTTTCTCCTTATTACGGAGACGGAGATTTGACTGGTATTCTGATTGTTCCATCAGTGTAGTCGTCTCTTCTTCGTCTACCAATTTGCGCTCCCGCAAACTTCTGTACCTCTTGTTTATATTTATTTTCATATAATGTCAACATATCCATTGGACCTTTTAAAAATCCATAAGCCTCTACTAAACAAGCATATAGAAGCCCTTGAGGGAAATTTAGACTGACATAATTAGTTTGATTGCCAGACTCCAAAGTAGCCGGCATTTTATTATAATATATATTAAATAAGTAATTAGCGTCTGGTGTAGGTGCTACATAGATACCGCCAGAAGTAGTAGAACCTAGTCCTGTCGCTCCACCAAACATAGCATAATATTTAGGCAAACCAGTAACGTCTTGACCTGTTTGAGATCCCTCTGGTCCTGTCAGTTTTCCTACATATTCTGAAATATATGTCTGATCTTTTTTCTCTAACCATTGACCAACACCATTTGTATTAGCTGTAGATTCAAACACTTCTATTCCTCTTACAAAAAATGCTCCTGCAGGGACATTAATAGTATTATCATCTGCAACAAATGTACCCTGTGATGCAAATCTATCAGAGTCCATTGGAATATCTAAAAATATTCTTTGTTGTGCATTTAAAATTATATTTTCTAAAACAGCGGTTGTTAAAACAGTATCATCTACTTCTGTGTAGTTTCTAATTTGTGTGACCAACGTATCGTAACTTATTCCTGCCATATTATGCTCTTTGGTTTACAGGTCCTGCAAACACAAAAAACCCTCCTCCAGTTTCCGCACTCGATGCAGTTGCAGCTAAATCAAAAGTAAAACTATTACTATAGTTTTGTGATGAGCCGGCATCGTTAGTTGCGCTTTTTACTTGTCTTGTTATCTTATACGATCCAAAAACTTTTGCACCTGAATCATGCGTAGTTGCAACAGTTTTTTTGTAAGTTCTTCCATAAGTCGGTGCTGATGTTCCTCGTGTGCAACCGGTTAAATCGTTTCCTGACTTACCTGTATACTCAATTGTTTCATCTTGATACTCTCCAAAAGTTGCAGAGCTAGAATCTTCATCAGTTTTTTCTATTACAATAAAACCACTAGTGGGAAAATTAGTTGCATCTGTCAATGTTATAGTAGTGGCAGACGCAGAAATATTTCCGTTTAAAGTAGTTTCCATTTGAAATCTGTTTACAGATACACCTCCAACTGGAGACTTAACCTCATAAAATCTTATAGCATCATTTGTTTGAAACGGATTTGTATCATCAAGAATTATATCATCTGATGTTTGAACGTTTACTACAGTTGATGCAGCTGTTGTTGTAAAAGGATCTGTTCTTAAAGCAGAAGGGGTTGGTAATGCTTCTCTTGCTGGTCTTGCATGTTGCAAAGCCTGTGGATCTGCTGTTGTTGGTCTTGGTTGAAGTTGAGGTTGTTTTTTTTCATACTCTGAAGTATGTACCCAGGCACCATTCCATTCCTGCACCATTTCTTTATATGGAAATCTCAGACCAGAACGGTCTGAAATCATAAATGCATGTTTACCTGACGCAAAATTACCCATTAGCCAATCTCCGGATAATATACTTTCGGACTAATGTATGTGCTCACTGGTGATCCGTCTTCTGAAAGCGCTCTTTGTAACTCATCTTCATAATATAGTTTCATTTGTTGAGCAGCTTGTGGGTTATATTTTTGTGCTAAATAAAAAGCTAAACCTGAAGCCATGCAAGGAACAAATCTATATGGCACATCTGTAGCATTTGTGTAAGCATCTCCAACATCTTGGATTCTTCTTACGTAGTAATAATTAATTGTATTTCCTGCTTGAGACGCACCTGGCGTTAGATACAATGTTATTGTTGTTCTATCTATAAATCTTTGAACCCAATATTGAGTTGGAGTTCCTTTATCAGTTTTGTTTGAAAAAGCAGAATATTGAGATCTGCTTATTTTTGTTAAAGGTGAGTCAGCGTTAGAAGAATTTCTGTATACAGCTTCTAAAACATCATCAACACCATACACAGCAGTGGCGTCTGAAGTACCATCACCAGTTGATCGGTACATGATATATTCAGATTGGCCATCTACTAAAGTTATTGAATTATTTGCTACTTCCCAATAGTGCAGTCCTCTATTAGACCACTCTTGAAACATGATATTTAAAGATCTTCTGGCTGTTCTTAACTGATAACCAGAAACACCTTGCATACCTATTCTCTCGTATGCTTCTTCAATTATTTCATCTATCTGAAAGTTCTTATCAAAAACATAAGAACCCGAAGTAGTGTTCGCCATGTTACGCTCCTGTGATGGTTAGTGTAACGCTTCCGTCAGTTCCTGTTGTTTGTGATAATGTTGCACAAATTCCATCTTTAAACAAGATTCCAGAACCTGGAACGTACACCGCTAATCCTTCAGTGTCGTATTTAAATGTCGCCATTAAGTTACCTGCGCCAGCTCCACCTGTTGTAGCTGAATCATGTAAAAGTAAAACAGAACCTGCTTCACCTCTACCTTGGATAGAAGTAACTCTAGCTCTACCAGCTCTCAACAATGAAATTGCACCGGTATCTTTTTGTAAAGTTGTTTGATCACTTGAAAATGATCCACCGCCGCCTATTGCCATAATGTTTCTCCTTATAAAAGTGCTCCCGAAGGAGCACTTTAATTATTTATATTACGCTGATACTCCAGTTGCAGCCACTCTAGACTGGAACGTGTTAAAGTAGTCAGTTACTAAGTGATTAGCATTCGTACCTTTGTGTGCGATCATGATATTCATTTCTAATGCGATATCATCTGGCACAGTTGTAGCAGCTTGTGTTCCTACAGGATTTCCATTTAGGTATAGTTTATACTGGTTCGCAGTAACACCTAATTCACTACCAGCTGGTTGAAACTGAAAACCTAATCTAACTGAGTTAGTAGGTTTAGCTTGAACTGTAGCTGTTTGTGTTGGAATAGTTGAATCTTCGAAAGTGAAGTTTGATCCACCTGCTGAACTTAACATATCAAAAGATACACCAGCTCCGTTTTTTCTAGAAACGAATTGAATTGTAGTTGTATCTTGTAAGTGTGAGAATCCAATACCATCAGTTGGTAAAGTATCAGAATCTACATAACCATTCTGAGCAAATCCAACCCAAATGTTAGCGTCACTTACATCTGTTACTGCGATGCTAGTTTCGAACCACCATTTGTTAGTTGATAAGTATTGCCAAACCTCTGGTCCTGCAATACCTGTAACTTCACCGGCTGCTGGAGCGTCATCTCCTAATCTTAACCATCCACCAGCATATTGTGCTAGTTGAAAGTCAGAACCACCTGTTGATGTGACTGTCCAATCTGATGCATTATAGATTGAGAAGTCATTTTGATACGCTTGTTCTTGTTCGTATC